CGTGAGGGGACGCAGCAGTAGCAGATGTAGTAGCTTCAGCAGCTTTAGCCGTAGCTACACTAGCTTGATTAGCTGCGTCTGTTGTAGCATCTCCTGATCCTCCTGGACCTCTATATATAGCCATTATACGCCCTTACTTAGTTGCGATATACATCGTGACTTCAAAACCAAATCTCATTTCAGTGTATTCAGGTTTAGTCCACATAACATTTCCTTTGTAAAAGTTTAAGTAGTTGTTGCTTTTTGTATTCAGTAAGTGCGTTCCTACGGCAGTAGTCTGTCCAAGACATAACACCCTCCTAGTTAAAGTTAGGTGCGTTCCTTCGGTTTCCCTACTTCCGTCTTAAAAAGATGAACGACTTATGAAAACTCCCTAGACCTTGTGAGTCTAGGGAGATATTACAAACCTACTTAATTAAGCAGGAACAGCTAGAGCTACAGCAGAACTGTCACGAAGCTCAGCTACACCGTAAAGCATATCTGTCGTGAACAATGTTGCAAGCCACTCTTGCTTGTACTGGGTCTGTGAACGTACACCCATTTGCTCAGCAAGAACAAAAGCGTCCTTGTGAGCCATGAGACAAATACGGTCAGCACCAGAATTACCAGCACCAGAGTCAGCATTGGTTGTCACGTAGGCTTTAACACCATAGAGATCACCAATCTGTCCGTTACGGATCGTGTTAGCTGAACCAGCTTCACCAACAAAAGACTCAGAACTAAATCTGTCAATACCCATCAAGGTATTTCTTGTTGTAGGTGGAACGATCAACAAACGATCTGTCATCGGTACGTCAGCATCATCAAGCCGTTGGATCGAACGTCTTACACCAGCATCAGCCAATGCAGCAGCATTAGAAGATGTTGAGTTGTAGACGGTAGTTCCATTAGAACCAATGAAAGCGTTAGTCGTTGTGGCTGCTGTTGAGTACGCAGTACCTGAACCAGCAGTACGTCCTAGCTGAATCAAGTCAGTATCAACTTGTTTAGCAATAGCGAAACCAGCGTCATCAGTGTAGAACTTTCGTAAAGAGCTTAGAGCTTGTGTCTCAACGATGTCCTCAATGAAACGTGAGTATTCGTAGTGCTTGTTGATGTTGACCAGAATCTCGTTCTCAGTTGCAGCAATAAGCGTTACCTGAGTTGATGCTGCTTTTAGAGAAGCTGCGCCACGAGTAGGTTTAGGAATGTGAAGTACATCACCTTTCTTGCCTTTGAAAGACATCTTGGAGAACAAGTTAGCAGCTACAAGATTAGCTTTGTAAGCTGCAACAATTTCATCACTCCAAATTTCAGGGATAAACTTCGCTGCGGTGGTGGTCGTTACATTATTAGTACCTAGTGCCATTTCTTATTTCCTTTTCATTTAATAGACTCTTCCTTCCTCATAAGCAAGAAGGATTTCATCTGCGTTAGCATAGTATTTTTGTGGATCTCTTATAAGTAGTTCTTGAAAGGCTTTACGACTATATTTTTTCTTAGAACCCATTGAAGCGGAGCCTGTATCAACAGCAGCAGCTTTTAAAGACTTAACTCTAGATTCTTGAGAATCAGGAGTGATTTGTTGCTGTGGTTCTGAATTACTTTTAACATTTGAAATAGCCTTCCAAGTGCTAAGAAGTTCAGAAGCAGCCTCTAAATCATATTGTTTATTAGCTTGATCGTGTAGTTTTTGTCTGATTGAAGAACCGTTTATCCACTCTTTAAATTGAGAGGTGTTCACTGTCTCTTGAAAATCAGGAAACTGTTGTTGTAGCTGTTGTAAAGCAGACTGAGCTTTTACCATTAAAGCAGCCTCTTGTGCGTCTTTAATAGCTGGATGATTATTAATGCGAGCATCCATTGCTGCTGTAGGTTCTTTAAAAAATGTATCGTTAGGATCTTCATCAACTACAGGCTGGTCTGTCGCTTTGTTTTTAAGAAGTTCACGTTTTGTCATTTCATCAAAAAACTTACGATGCTCACCTACTTCTCTGGCTTGCTTTCCTATAAGTTTCTCAGACTCTTGGTGCATTTTGACAATATCTTCTAAAGATTTACCTCGATATTTCTCAGGTAATTCAGGTTGTTCTTGAACAGCTTCTTTTTGCTCTTCAGGAGCCTGTGCTTCTACTTGCTCTTCTTTAGTTTCTTCACCTACCTCATCAGGTGTAAAATCAAGATTTTCTTGTAACGGATCTTCAAACTTAGCCATATATAAAAACTCCTGTCACTATGTGATTATAGGATATAAAAAATGCCACTGGACGCTCAGCCTCTGCGTTTTTCAGCGACTCTTGTTGCTTCTTCGTGTTTTCTAGCCCAAGCATCGGCTGCTGTAGGAAAATCACCAGTGATTCCTTCAAGCGCAATACGAGGTGCTGAGATAATACGAAGTGCCATACGTTGACATACCGGACACTCAATAGCGTTTACCGTGTCATCAACATAACTCTCTGTGGTGTGGTTTTCTTCACACCGAAACTCAAACATTCTCTTACTCATCGTTTAGTTGCTCCCAGGCTTCCTCAGAAAGTTTCTTGAGAGTTCTAATCCAATGCAAAACATCTAACTGACCTTTACGAAAGTGTAATTCCTCAAGGCTTTGTGTAGCCATCAGATTATTTCTTTCTTCGATCATCGTTTCAACGTCTGTCAACAAATCTGTGTAGCCTTTTGTTCCCATCATGTTGAAGCGTTCTTCATAATACTCTTGGAGTTCTTTATCCAATAGGAGTTCTCCTGTAAATGTAAATAAGAATCATTCGTATTTAACTGAGGCTTATCCTACCATAAATAGAACGGTTTGTCTAAATTATTTACGCATATAACTTTTAATTATAAAAAATCGTATTTATATAACAAAATAATTGTACAAAGTGTTTACTTTTCTGAAATTAAGTCTTAAAATAGATTCAACACTTAAGGAACAAACAACAAGGAGATTCAAAATGAAAGTTAAAGATAAAAAATCAAAAGTTCATAGTCTTAGCAGAGGTTGGGAAAAAGCACTTAAAAAAAGAGGTAACAAGAAGCAAAGACAGTTCGATAAAAAAATGATTGTCAAAGGAGAATATTAAAATGGAAGAAATTAAAGCTCTTAACTATATTACTAATTTAATCAAGGAAAAAGGTGTGGAGAAATGCACACCGGAAACTCAAGAGGCTTACGAAGTTTTAAAAGAATTAGCTTACAAATTAGAAACAGATTTTGTTTTATATAGACCTTAAACAGGAGAAAAAAAAATGGAAAATAATGTTTTGTACCCAGAGATGACCGAGAAACAACAAAAAATCTTCGAGAAAAAGTGGATCAAAGACTGGGCAGCTAGTTTAGTAGAAAATTGTGAAATGACTAAAAAAGATGCACTCGAAGCAGCGAAATGGGATTTTGTGATATGGGAAGATCAAGAAGGCTGGTTGTCACCCTGGTAATAACATTACAAATAAACCGCTCATGAATTTTTGCGACTGACAACAACAAGGAGCTTCAAAATGAAATTAATCAGAACACGACACTTCGACAACACAACACGATTTGCTCTTGTAGGTCAGAGAGGAAGGAAGTGGACTAAAGTGGTTGTGATGACTACGCCAATTCGAGTTGTCAAAGTGGCTAATAAAGTAGCCGACAAATTTGAAGAGGTTGTTAAAGGTGATCCATGTTTAGGAACAAATCCTCAAAGAGGTAATCCAATAACAAGATGTAAAAAACAAGCCTTAGAGTTAGCCACTTGGACTTACTCGGAAGGATTGCCAAAAACATTAACCAATTTTTTGAAAGGGGCGTAAGCCCCTCTCTTATTGCGTCATCCTTTTCTCTTGCATTTGCTTATCGACTATCCTCTCTTTTGATTCAATATCCTTTTCCTTAATCATCAGATCAGCAATCTTAGCTCTCTTAGTAAACTCTTCAGTATCCTCATCTTTAATGTTAGCTGACAAGTTTCTAATCATGTCAGTCTTAACCTTGTCCTCCATCAGAGATGCTTCAATCATTATCTTCTGAGCATTAGCCTGTGCCTCTTGAGCGTCAGCCATAGACTCTTGCGCTCTAGCTTGTAACTCAGCGGTCTGAGCAGCAAGGTACTGCAACTGAGCTTGTTGTGCTTGCATCTGCATTTCTTGAGCTTGTGGATTAGGCTGAGACATCTGATCTAACTGAGCTACTAATTGCTCTCTGTTTAACAGACCAGAAGTAGAAACAATGCTTTTAAGAATGACAGGGACAATAGGAGACTTTGGTCCTAGTGTCTGTAGCAGACCGATCAACTGTTGTTGCTCATGCTCTCTAGCTAAAGCACCAATAGAAGACATCGTAGTGAACTTGAAGTCTTGCATCGGATATCGTTCTGGATCAAATTGCATATAACGATAAGCAACCTTCTTAACCATCGGTATGATGAAGTCATCCTGAAACGATGCCATTGCAATTTTATTTTTCTTAACAATGGCGGACATAGCTAACGACATACCCATACCGTTGTTTTGTCCACCTCCTGCTGCACTCTTGACCAACTCTGCCGAGTCTAGTGTGCCTGTTGCTTGCAGCAGCATTGCTTCAAAACCTTTTGCTGTTTCATAATTTGAAGCATCTGTAGAACCAAATTTAAACGGTTTTAAAATTTCATCTGGGTTTCCATTAGTTAGAATGTTTTTACCAGCTCTGACTTCAAACTTCATGCCTCTCGGCAATCTTGTAGCATCTATTCCCATCATAGGTGCTGTAGTTAGTGCTAGGGAGTCCATGTGAGAGCGTAGCTGTGCGTCAACAGCTTTTTGCATATTGTATGCCTTCTCTACTGTTCCAACTCCATAGAACAACTTAGGACGTACTTCTGGTCTATAAATAATAATAGGACGGTCTTCCATCATGTAAGGAGAGCGTTCTGCCTTTAAAAGTTGAGAATCGTTAGCAATAACAATAACAGCTTCAACTAAATCAGCCATTTCAGCAGCTTCCTCGTCATCTGGGAACAATTCTTCTGCTTTTTGCTCTACTTCACCTGAAGATTCTAATAAATCTCTTGGAACTAGCCCATAATACCGAATCACCTTAACTTTATCGTCTTGATACTCAGTTGCTTCGAGTTTAGACGGTTCTATGTCATCATCTTCATAATATGGCTCTATATCTACCTTTTTATAGACTCCAGAAGCCATTCCACGCACTATTTGGTGGTAACTGACGTATTCTTCAACAGCTACACCTAAAGATTCATCAACTGAGTCAGCATTTGGGTCTACTAAGAGATTACGAGGGTGAACAGGCTTAACTTTGACTGTTACCTTCTCTCTTTCAGTAACTCCTACCTCTGCCATGCCTTGTTCTGGTATTTCTTGGGTAGTAGGGACACGTTCTAGCTCTGTTTGAACTAAAACTTCCCCTACACCTGTCCCATACAGCTCTGCTAGTTTAACAATTGATGATACGTTGTTGATGTAAGCGTTGTTATGCGTGTCTTCTAGCAGAAGAGACTGCATAAGCTCAACATCTGCACTATTTTGATCTAATCCGTCATCACTTATTTCAAACAGTTTTCCGGATCCAGCAAAGCCTTCCATAGTTTCCGCAACCCTGTTATCAACAGCTTGACGGGTAGCAGGACTAATAATTTTACTACGCTCACTGTCTCTTGTACGATCTTCCGCGCTCCAAACTCCATAATATATCCTTTCATATTCATCCCACTTGGTTTCATAATTAGAGTCTCTCCAGTCTCTCCACTTGTCACAGTGGTCAACAACAAAAGACACCAGATCTTTCTCACTTTGTGTTTCAGGTACTTCTTCTTCCATAAAATCTGTATTATAGTTTTCAGCCATTCTATTTCCTTGGTTTAAATTTTTCTAGTGGAGTACCTTTTTTGTAATTCTTGGCGTAGTCTAGTGCTTCATCTTCTGACTTAAACTCTTTAAAGTTTCCTGTACGCATAGCATGATCCAAAGCATTTTTAAAGTCTTTAAACTCGTAAAGCTCTCCAGTTTCAGGCATATATTGGATCATAGGAAAAGCCACAGGTCTGCCATCTACTGTTGTGTTTGACATTAAATGCGTAGCGTATCTTTCTTGATCCATGAACGCACCTTTTTCTGTCTTATCTATGTAAGGATAGTTCTGTGGGTTGTTTATTCTATCTATAAACTCTGGTATTCGTCTCATCTTAGTATCCTGATATCCAGTCTAAAGGTTCATATTCATCATCTAAATCTTCAAAATACATTACTGCGTTAGCTATCTGAGCAATTAAACTTACTGAGTCAACCATATCATCATGTATTCCTGTGGTAGGAAAGTTGAGCAGCTCATCTTTAAACTCTTTAACCCAGTCACCATCACAAAGTTCTACCTGCTTATGCTCGAACCTTCCTTGCAAAGCACCTACAACTCTGTCTACTTTACTTCTGTTACCAATTGCTATTTCTTCTATTCTTGGATAGATGTTTTGTTTTAACATCATCTCGGTTAAGTAGGGCATAACAGCTCGCATCAAAGAACCTTTTTCTATTCCAATTACCTGAATGCCGTATAACTGGGTGTGCTTTAGGATTCTCTCGCATACTTCCTTGATATCCCATCTTCCTGCATCAACCTTATCTACCCACCATTTGTTATCATCTCCTACCTTGACAATAGCTATAGACGTTTGATCTAGGTACTTCTTTTTGTTGCTGGCTTGCTTCGACACGTTCTCGAAACCTGCCAAGTCAACAGCCATGTAATAAGTACCATTCTCTGGTTCTTCTTCTTTATCTTTTATTATCACCCAGTCTTCTTTAAATATATCTGACTGTGGTGCTTCAAAGTTAGCCATAAACTCTTGTCTAAATGCAAACGTAGACATTGTTTCTTTAGCTACTTCAATCTCTTCTTTATCTAGCAGTGGGTTATCAAAGCTAGTAAAGTGCCACGACTTCCAATCCTTTACATCTTTTTTCTTACCCATCTTGTAGAGATCGTAGAAGTGATTACGTCCCTTCGGTGTACCAATAAAGATACAGTGACCCTTCAAGTCAGCTAACGCTGGTCTAAGAATCTGTTCAAACACTGTAGGTTTAATATCTGCATACTCATCGAGTACAACAAACTTTAAAGCTACACCACGCATTGTCTCTGGTCTGTCAGCACCTTTTAACGATATAACAGAACCGTTAATCAGTGTTAACTGCATATTATTAACGTGGCTGCTTGCTATCACTGGATTACCCAGTTCTAACAACTGCTGCCACATAATGTCCCTAGCCTGTTGCTGCGTAGGGGCTATGTACCAGACATGACCTTTATCAGCCTCTAGCGCAGATACTATCAGTCTCCACGCTGCTAATCTGCTTTTACCTGTTCTACGACCTGCAGCTATGACCTTAAACCTAGAGTCATCTGTCCAGACCTCTTGCTGCCACGGAAGTAAACTAATCTTCAGGTCTGACATCTACAGTCTCATATTCTACATCAGTTACTTCCTCATCAATGACTTCAGCCTTACTATCACCCACCATTGATATCTGTATGTTCACACTACCCCTACCTGCATCCTTACCTTTGTCAAAGTAAGACATCGGCAGCACTCTATCAATACACATCTTCAAACAAGCAACCTGGTCCTTGTCATCGTTATCTAGAGCTTTGGTGATGATCGTATTAATCACAGTCTCACCGCTAGTTGCTAACAACCGGGCATGAAACTCTTTTATCCTAGCAGCCTCGCCTGGTGGTCTTCCGACAACACTTCTTTTCTTTTTAGCTTCAACCTCAGTCTTTCTCGGTCTACCGCGACCCCTTTTTTTAGGGACATTATCTTTATCAGACAAATGTTTATCCTCTACTTAGATATCTATGTAGGTTTAGAGGTGTGATGATGGTAATCATTGTTCATAATTCCTCTTAGGCTACATAAAGAAGGTATCCTAGCATATTTTACTTATTCTTGTATGCTTTTTTTTGTAGGGGACTTATTCTCTTTAGTTCTAAACGAGCTTATCAGTTCTTAACGTCCGTTAACGTCCCTTAACGGTTCTTAGCGGTCCTTATTCGTACCCATACCTAGAACATCATCCTTCATTTTCACTTTTTTTGTGTCTGTTAGGGTGTTAATTATATTACACTCAGAGTGACAACCTATCCCCCCCTATAAAGTTATCCACAAGTTATACAAAGTTATCCACAATCTGCTAAATGAGAATGATTCCTATTTAGATTTGTAAATGATAATGATTCGCATTTACATAGTCTAGAAAGTTATCCACAATTCATCCACAGGTTATACATTTTTATCCACAGGGGGTTAATGTTTTCCGGGGGAGTATGTATCGGAGTGGTAGCCTCACAGGACTCCACAGATCCCAGGACACTACACAATAATGCTTGACATTAACGCAATTATCAGTCACTAAAAAATAACTAGGGAGTCTACATAATCTGTTGATTTACTTATGCTTTAAAGGAATAAATAATATGTCAAAATAAATTGTTTATTTGATACGAAAATGCTTGACTCAAAATAAGCGTACTTATAAAATAGAGGTGTGGTAAGGGAATATTAATTAATAAACAAGGAGAAGTAAAATGAGAAAACTATCACTGTATGACATCGCCGAGTATAACGAATACCGAGAAGTTGAGACGTTAATAGGTACGTACAAATCAAAGTTGTTTGAGCACGTCTCTGAGGCAGTGGAAGCGTTAGAGTTAGCCACTGAATTTTTAAACTTGGTTAAATACCACGACCAAGAGACCTACGAGCAAGCTAGAGATGCTTTTTACGAAACAAGGGAGAAATAAAAATGGCTTACATCAAGGTTTCATCATGAACTCTCAGTACACAGACGTAGAGTACGTCATTATTGCAAACACCTCCGAAGGACATCACGAAGCTGTGATGTTCTTTGAGGATCTTCACGAAGCGCAAAGTTACAAAAATGTTTTGGACTCTGCTGTCTACACAATAGTTCGTAGAACCACCACAATTAACGATGAGGAGATCACATGAATAACGGTGGAATGATCTTGTTTTTATGTTTGTTAGCAGCAGCTCACGTTGGGATACTTGTCTGGATGTGGTTAGGAGCGTTGTCATGAAGTTTAAGACACCGTATGAGCAGGGAAAGGCTGACTGTCATTACAGAAGATATAATCGAGAAAGAGCTTGCTGGACTCAAGCTGACAAGGTAGAATACGATAAAGGTTGGGAGTTTAGCGAAAAGCTAGACTACTATTTTGATGATGGAGAAGTTTACGATAAGGATGATTTCTAATGAAGAATAAAACACCATTTCAATGCGGTCAGGAAGACGCTTTTTTTAACTTAGCAAGAAGACCTAGAATGGTTATCGATGGTCGTGTTTATAAGCTGGTTCAGTCTCAAGAAGAACTGGTAGCACAGTACGAAGCTGGACGTACAGACTCAGATGAGTTCTACGGTGTTAGTCAGAAAAAATTAACTCGAAAAACTGTTGTCTTTAAAGAAAGTGATGGTGCTAAAAGAGAGTTGGTCGATGACGTTAAAGATGGTACAATCAAATCAGAGAATATTGTTGACCAATTAACCAGAGGTAAAAAAAGATGAAATGCCGCGCTTGTGACGCATTGCTTTCTGATTTTGAAGCAAGCAGAAAGTCAGTTGAAACCACTGATATTACTGAAGGTAAGAAGCATTACAAAAGAGAATACATAGACCTTTGTAATTATTGTTTTGAATCGTCTGATAAGTCAGGAATGGTTCTTGAGAGATTGGATCTGATGGAAGCAGCAGACGATAGAGCAGGTCTTGACTATGACGAATTGTACGACACTGATTTTAATATTGATGGGATACCTGATGTCTCATGTTACGACACTTAAAAAGGAAAAACTATGGATGATGAATTTTACGATGTAGATGGACACGATGACGGACAGCAGTTTGCTGACAGTGAGGAAGAGGCACATTTTCATGCAGTGATTTCAGAGTTTTTAGAACTGTTGGATATTTACTCTCCTCAATTTGTTTTGTTAACAATGAATCAGATGATTCAGGAGAAATCAGAAGGAACACTAAGTAGTGTTAATTAGTATTAATTATTATTATTATAATTAGTATTAACTTAAACTAAGTAGTAAATTTTAGCACATAAAAAAGGATTTGTCATGGGTATACAATTAAAAGCACATCAACCTTGTCCAGATTGCGGATCGTCAGATGCTCTTGCTGTCTACGATTGGGGTACAAAGTGTTATGTTTGTAAGGTTGTGCATGTAAATGATAAAAACTCAGGTGAACATAAAAGGAGAAATATGTCAGTAGTTCCTAGTAGTACACCAGCTTGGAAAGAGGTTAAGACTTTGACTCACCCGGCTGAAGATTCAATATTTAAATCAGTCCCGGAGCGTGGCATATCGAGAGCTACGATGGAGTTTTTTGGTGTGAAATCAGACGGACAAAACTACTGGTTTCCTTACACCGATAATGACGGAAAAATTGTTGCTTACAAAAAACGCGGCATTAATGAGAAAAAGTTCAGCACCACTGGTGACTGGTCCAATGCTCAAATGTTCGGCATGAGTCACTTTGCTAAAGGTGGTAAATATGTGACAGTGGTTGAGGGTGAGCACGATTGTAGTGCAGCGTTTCAGATGCTAGGCTCTAAATTTCCAGTGGTGTCCATCAGAAATGGTGCAGCCAGTGCTTCAGCAGATGTTCGTAAGCACTACAAGTGGCTCGACAGCTTTGATAATATCGTGGTGTTCATGGATAACGATGAGCAAGGTAAGGCTGCTGTCGAGGCTATCACTAAGGTTCTTGGATCTAAGATTAAAGTGTTTAAGCCTCAATCTGAATACAAAGATGCTTGTGACTATTTATCTAAAGGTGACGATAAGCTTTTTATGGAAACCTGGTGGAAATCAGAACGTTATGTTCCTGAAGGCATTGTAAGCTCCTCATCATTGCGAGAAGAAGTTCTTAAACGACCTACAAAGTCTGTTGTTCGGTATCCGTTCCAAGCATTGGATGAGATGACAATGGGAATTAGGGAATCAGAGCTTGTGACTGTGACTGCTGGATCAGGGCTTGGTAAGTCACAGTTTATTAGAGAGCTTGCTTACAGTGTCTTTAATCAGACTGATGACAACTTTGGAATCATGTTTCTTGAAGAAGACAAAGCAAGAACAGCAAGGTCACTGATGTCTTTACACTTAAACAAACCAATACATCTACCAGACACTGAGGTTTCTGATGAAGAATTAGCAGATGCTTATAATGCCTTACTGAAGGATGACAGGTTCTATTTCTACGACCATTTTGGATCTAATTCAATCGACACGATTGTGGATAACTGTAGATACTTTGCTCGTGCATTGGACTGCAAATACATCTACCTCGATCACGTTTCAATAGTCGTGTCAGCGCAAGAGGCGAGCGATGAACGTAAAGCAATTGATGAGATTATGACTAAATTGCGAATGCTTGTTCAGGAGACAGGAATCACTCTTTTCTTGGTGTCTCACCTGAAACGTCCAGAGGGTAAGGGCTTTGAGGATGGCGCACAAGTCTCTGTATCAGCCCTCAGAGGCTCTGGCTCGATAGCACAGTTGTCGGACATTGTTATCGGCTTAGAGCGTTCTAGTCAGCATCCTGACCTTACTGAGCGCAATACTACACAGGTCAGGGTTTTAAAGAACAGGCACTCTGGTCAGGTTGGTCCTGCTGGTCGATTACTGTACGATCTGAAGTATGGTAGGATGTGTCAACGTCTTGATGAAGAGGATGAGAACGCCTTATGAATATATTAGATTTGTTTAGCGGTATTGGTGGTTTTAGTTTAGGATTAGAACGTGCCGGAATGAAAACCGTTGCATTTTGTGAAGTTGATAAGAAATGCCAACAGGTATTAAAGAAGCACTGGCCAGGTGTACCTATTTTTGATGATGTATCAACACTTAAAGGAGAAGACATTGAAGAAACAGTTGACGTTATTTGCGGAGGATTCCCATGCCAAGACATCAGTCTCGCAGGAAAAGGAGCAGGACTTGAAGGCAAAAGATCAGGTCTCTGGTCAGAGTTCAAAAGGCTCATCGAAGAAATCAAACCGAAGTATGCAATCATTGAAAACGTCTCAGCCCTTCGAGGTAGAGGACTGGATCAAGTTCTCAGGGAAATCTCTGAGATCGGGTATGATGCAGAATGGCATTGTATCACCGCTGCCTCCGTTGGTGCGCCTCACAGACGGGACAGAATATGGATCCTGGCCTACCCCCACAACAAGCGATTGGAAGGGAGGGAGTGGAACGATCAAAGAGAAAGACGGGAAGTATTATCGTCAGAGCAACAAGACAGGAATGAAATTCGGAGTGAAGTTGGACGCATTGATAGAGTATCAACACAAGAAAATGTTTCCAACACCAACAGTACAAGACGGAGGGAAAGCAACGAAGCGATGGAGAGAGGATCATCAGAACAACTTGACAGCAGCAGTGTTCAATCCTCACAAGATGTTCCCAACACCAACCTCCCGCGATTGGAAAGGTGGTTATCGGACGGAATCGCTAGTTCGCAAGGATGGGAAGAGTCGAGCGATGGATGCACTACCGAACGCAGTGTTAGAAGGCGCAGGGGTAGAAACGGTGAGTGGACATCTGAACCCAGCGTGGGTCGAGTGGTTAATGGGTTTCCCGGTAGGGTGGACAGACTTAAACAACTAGGTAATGCAGTTGTGCCTCAAATACCGGAACTAATAGGAAGAGCAATTATTAAAAATGAGAATGCTTTATGAAGAAATATAAATATTTAGTCTGGGCTAATGTTTACGGAGGCTGCGGAGAACACTACAATACGCTTGTAGCTAAAGGCTCTTTGGCTTATTGTAAAGAACGGTACTATGATTGTTGTGATGACCCAGATGAGTATCGAGGTGTTTACATTGAAAAGTATATTCCTGTTGTTGGAGAACCAGACTTGGAGGACTTTTGAGAAACATAATTATTGATGTAGAAACCGACAGCACCATCAGTCAGATCTGGTGTGCTGTCACTAAAGACTTAACAAATAAAGAGGAGGCTAGAGTATGGACGCAAGCAAGCGAGTTACAAAAGTATCTAAGACCAAACGATATCTTGATTGGTCACAACATCGTAGGCTTCGATGCTCCAGTGTTAAGGAAGCACTGGAACTTGAATATAGAATCAAGCCAATTGCGAGACACATTATTAATGTCAAGGCTACTAAACCCAGTTCTAGAAAACGGACACTCGCTAAAATCTTGGGGACTACGGTTAGGAAAGCACAAAGGCGATTTCACAGATTTCGATGGAGGGCTGTGTGATGAGATGGTTGACTACTGCATTCAAGATGTTGAGGTCACCGCTGCACTATTTGAGAATCTTAGGAGAGATCTGCTCGACTGGGGTGAGTCATCTGATCTCGAACATCGAGTCAGTGTCATTCTTAAAGAACAAGAAGATATTGGATTCAAGCTCGATGTTAAGAAAGCAGTCTTCCTTTTGGTTGACTGGAGGAAAAGACTGGCAGAAATTGAGGAAGAATTACAAACAGTTTTCAGACCTATTGTAACTGAGCGTGTTAGCGAGAAGACAGGTAAAAGACTGAAGGACAAGATAGAAGTCTTTAATCCCGGTAGTCGTAAACAGATAGCAGAACGTCTTATGGCTCTGGGTTGGAAACCTACCAAGCACACTGAAAAAGGTTCCGTTATTGTCGATGAGAAGGTTCTGTCTAACATAGACATACCAGAGGCTAAACTAATCTCTGAGTATCTTCTTCTTCAGAAAAGAATTACTCAGGTGGAGAAATGGATTGACTACGCTGACAGGAACGATAGAGTTCACTCACGTGTGATCAGTAATGGTGCAGTCACATCTCGGATGACGCACAGCAAGCCGAATCTTGCCCAAGTGCCGCGTGTAGGTAATCCGTTTGGTAAAGAGTGCAGAGAATGCTGGACGGTGGAGGACGGTAATAGACTTGTAGGGATAGATGCCAGTGGTTTAGAACTCAGGATGCTTGCACATTATATGCGTGACGATGATTACACTAACGAGATATTGAGTGGTGACATCCACACAGCTAACATGAAAGCTGCTGGTCTAACCAGCAGAGATCAAGCCAAGACTTTTATCTATGCTTTTCTTTATGGAGCTGGACCAGCTAAGATCGGTCAGATTGTAGGAGGTGGTGAGAAAGAAGGTAGAAAGTTGATTAACAGTTTTCTTGGTAATACACCAGCCTTGCATAAACTAAAAGAGAAAGTTAATCGGATAGCTGAAAAAGGTTATCTACCTAGTTTAGATGGTAGACGTTTAATTGTTCGTTCTCAACATGCTGCTCTCAACACTTTGCTACAGGGAGCTGGTGCTGTTGTTATGAAAAAGGCTCTAGTATTACTACATTCCAAATTAAAAGCTGGTAAAATACACGGCTCTTTTGTCGCTAATGTTCATGATGAATGGCAAATAGAGACAACAAAAGAACTTGCTGAATCTGTAGGTCAAGCTGGCATACAGGCAATTCAGGAAGCAGGACTCGCTTTAGGGCTACGTTGTCCACTCGATGGCGAGTTTAAAATAGGTGCTAATTGGGCAGCAACACACTAAGAGGAATATATGGCTAATCTAAAACCAGTAGTAGTTCAGGCAGATGTTATGTGGGCTTTTCTTGACACACCTAATGAGATGAGTGGTAAGTACCAGGTAGACTTGTGTAACCTATCAACAAAGGCTATCGATGAGCTTGAGTCGATGGGTGTCAATGTCAAGAAGAAAGATGACAAGGGCTTTTACGTTACAGCTAAATCTAAGAACTATCCAATCAAAGCTGAGTTGTCTGATGGATCAGAAGTTACTTGTAAGATTAAGAATGGATCTAAAGCGATAGCTACTCTTAAACCGTATGCTTACAATTGGAAGGGTAAGACAGGCGTAGGAACAGGCATCAACAAGTTAGTCATAACTGAATTGATTGAGTATGTTCCTTCTGCTGATCCAGTAGCTGAAGAGTCTTTGTAATTTGTCTAAGTCAATGAACAATGCAAAGGCACTCATTGACGGAGATATTCTGATTTATAAAATTGGATTCTCTTCTAATGAACCTGATGAGGAAAAGTTTGCTATTTCTCGGATGGGTAATTTTGTTGATAGGTTGATTAAGGTCACAGGAATAGATTCTTATGAAGGCTATCTGACAGGGAAGAAAAACTATAGATCAGAAATTGCTACTGAGCAAACTTACAAAGGGAATCGTAAAGAGGCTAGAAGACCAGTCCATTACGATTCTCTGCGTGAGTATCTCATAACTAAGTGGGACTTTAAACTTCAAGAAGGTCAAGAGGCTGACGATGCGATGGGAATTAAAGCCTATGAGCTACCTGAGGATTCTAGTTGTATCATGACCATCGATAAAGACTTAGACATGATTCGAGGATGGCACTATAATTTTAACAAGGAATATCTTTATTACGTCACTGAAACTCAAGCCATTAAGAATTTTTACATTCAGCTTCTTACTGGTGACAGAGTTGACAACATTGCTGGTCTTAAAGGTATTGGTCCAGTTAAAGCTAAAAAGATTCTTGAGAAATGTTTTTCTGAAAACGAAATGTTTGACGCTGTTTGTAAAAAGTATAAGAACGACATAGATACAATAACTGAACGTGGTAGGTTGTTGTGGATTCGTAGACAGGAGAATGAGATTTGGAATCCACCTCTTTACGAACAATACTAATAGAAAGGTTGTTATGGATACTAAAAAACTTTGGAAATCTTTGAACACTAAAGACTTTCCAGAAATAGTTTACATAGAGTGGTGGGATGCTTTGTCTGATTGTGGTTGGGAAGATAATGTTAAACCTGACATCCATCCTGTATTAAGTGTTGGGTTTGTTGTATCAGAAAATAGCTCAGCTATATGTATTGCTGCTGCGTTGTCTAACGAACAGTCTAACTCAAGGTTGCACATACCTAAAGGATGGATCACCAAGATAAAGAGAGTCCGTTTAAACAAGTTCTTAAACATAAGGAGAAAGCCATTAAAACCCAAAGCGCAAAAGCCAAAGGAAGAAAACTCCAACAGTGGTTCAGAGATCAAATCATTGGATCGTTTTCATTTTCACGATCAGATGTAAGATCTACAAGCATGGGTGCTGGAGGAGAGGATATACAGTTTTCTCAAGAAGTAGGAGATCAGCTAGGTATATCTGTTGAGTGTAAGTCAAGAGAGTCTATAGCTGTTTATGCTTTTTACTCACAAGCTGCGGACAACTGTCCTGAAGGTAGGCAGCCAGTAGTCGTTGTGAAACAGAATCATTCTAAACCTCTTGCTGTAATTGATGCTGAATACTTTGTTACTTTACTGAAAGGAACCAATGAGACACTTGATAATTCCTGACACACAATGCAAACCTAATAACTCATTCGATCATTTAGAGTGGGCAGGTGAGTACGCTGTTAAGATTAAGCCTGATGTCATTGTTCACCTGGGAGATCATTGGGATATGCCCAGCCTGAGTGTTTATGACATTGGTAAAAAGTCGTTTGAGGGTAGGACTTATCATGATGATATCAAGGCTGGTAACAAGGCTATGGATACCTTCATGAAACCTATCATCGCAGAACAGAAGAGGCAGCGACTAAACAAGAAGAAAGTCTGGAAACCTAAGAAGGTCTTTCTTATTGGTAATCATGAGTACCGCATCGATAGAGCTATTGAGTCAGACAGGAAGCTAGAAGGACTGGTTGGTTATAATGATTTTAATTTAAAGAGATATAACTGGGAGGTCCGTCCCTTTTTAGATGTAGCGGTAATCGATGGGGTAGCTTATAGCCACTACTTTACTTCAGGTGTTATGGGTAGACCTGTCAGTAGCCCTAATCTTTTATTACAAAAGAAACACATGAGCTGTGTCATGGGTCATGTCCAAGATAGATCTATAGCTTTTAGTAAGAAAGCTGACGGCTCTAGGATCACTGGTTTGTTTGCTGGTATCTTTTACCAACACGATGAGGAGTATCTTAATCCTCAGACTAATGGTAGCTGGTCTGGTGTGTGGGTGTTTAACGAAGTCAGCAATGGCAGCTTCGATGAGATGCCTGTGTCGATTAATTACTTGAGGAAACAGTATGGAAATTAAAAAGGTGCTACAAACCAGAGCAGGTACATACGGTGAATACAGAGACGTTAGTCAGATCAGTCAGGACATAAAGAAAGTAATTAAGAATTCTCGTAATTACCCTCTTATGCCTGCTTATATGTTAGAGTCTCTTGAGTTAATAGCAAACAAGTTAGCTAGAATACTTAACGGAGATCCGCTGTATGATGATTCATGGAGGGACATATCAGGGTACTGTACTCTGGTCCTGATGGAAATAGAGGATATGGAGAACTCAGATGAATCTCACGGTTCCTGAATTAATAGAAAAATTATCTGTAATAGATGAAATAGAAATAATTGAAATGTTAGATCTTACGTCTTTAGATATATTAACTAGATTTGAAGATATTGTAGAGAACAATTATGACAAACTTATAGAGGAAATAAGATAATGGATTTTTATCAAGAATATATTGCTAAAAGCAGGTACTGTAGATTTGTTCAAGAAGAAGGACGTAGAGAGAACTGGTATGAGACAGTAGACCGATACATGGACTTCATGAAGAATCATTTAGAGACTAAGCATAACTATGTCATACCTATGCAGACAGACTCAGAGTTGCGAGAAGCAATTAAGAACCTAGAGGTAGTACCTTCTATGCGTTCTATTATGTCTGCAGGTAAGGCACTAGACAGGGACAACACAGCAGGCTACAACTGTAGTTACCTGCCTGTTGATGATCCTAAAGCATTCGATGAGGCTATGTACATTCTACTGTGCGGTACTGGTGTTGGCTTTAGTGTTGAACATAAGTACGTTGACAAGCTACCTGAGATACCTGACCAGTTGTTTAAGTCAGACACTACTATCGTTGTTGCTGATAGTAAAGAAGGCTGGGCTAAATCATTACGTCAAGTCATTGCATTGTTGTACTCCGGTGAGATACCGAAGTGGGATTTAAGAAAGATCAGACCTGCTGGTGCTAGACTCAAGACCTTTGGTGGTAGAGCTAGTGGACCAGCGCCTCTCAATGAGTTGATTGAGTTTGTGATTACTAAGTTCCAGGGAGCAACAGGACGTAAACTAAACACACTAGAGTGTCACGACATCATGTGTAAGGTAGCTGAGGTTGTGGTTGTAGGTGGTGTTAGACGTTCAGCTATGATATCACTGTCTGACTTAGAAGATGACAAGATGCGTCACGCTAAAGTAGGACAATGGTGGGAAGCTAATCCTCAACGTGCGTTGGCTAACAACTCTGCTGTGTATGCTACCAAGCCTGACGTAGGTCAGTTCCTAAACGAGTGGACCAGCTTGTATCACAGTCACAGTGGTGAGCGTGGTATCTTTAATCGTGAAGCTGCTGTAGCTACAGCTAAGAAGAATGGACGTAGAGATATTGACTTTGAGTTTGGTACTAACCCCTGTTCAGAGATTATCCTTAGACCCTATCAGTTCTGTAACTTATCTGAGGTAGTTGTAAGAGACACAGACAGTAAGGTTGACTTAGAACGTAAGGTCAGATTAGCTACATTACTTGGTACTTATCAGTCTACGATGACTCACTTCCCTTATCTTAGAAAGGTGTGGCAGAAGAACACTGAAGCTGAAAGATTACTAGGCGTGTCACTGACTGGTATCTTGGACAACAAACTAATGGGAGAGGACAGTGACCAGACTAAAGAACTTCTTGAGAGACTCAGAGACATATCAGTTGATGCTAACTTACAGCTATCCACTGAGCTTAATATTCCTGTATCTGCTGCCATCACTTGTATTAAGCCTTCTGGCACTGTTAGTCAGCTTGTTGACTCTGCCTCTGGGATTCATACGAGACATAGCAAGTATTATGTCCGCAGGGTTCGTGGCGATAAGAAAGATCCTCTCTCGACTTTCATGACTGAGCAAGGCATACCGTCTGAGGATTGTGTACTACGACCAGAGTCTACTACTGTGTTTAGCTTCCCTAAGAAGTCACCACCTAACGCGTTACTGCGTGATGACCTAACAGCGATACAACACTTAGACTTATGGTTGATGTATCAGAAGCATTGGTGTGAACATAAGCCTTCAGTCACTATCTCTGTTGAAGAGCATGAGTGGGTAGAGGTAGGCTCATGGATTTGGAAGAACTTCGATGATGTTAGTGGAGTATCTTTCTTACCCTATGATGGTGGAACTTATAAGCAAGCTCCATACGAAGAGTGCAATGAGGAAGAGTATCTCGAACTGTTGCATAAGATGCCTAAGAGTATTGAGTGGGATAGTCTTGTGGAGGAAGACGATAACGTTGAAGGAGTACAGACACTGGCTTGTACAGCAGGNNTTCTTACTATTAATCAGTTCAAATAGGGTGCGAACTTTCTCTTCTAACACAGAGATCCTCGCCCCTATCTCTGCCTTCCAAGTGATAGCTAAGAACACTACGAACAGAAGCCCTGAGATGATCTCCCAGAAGTTGATGATGAAGTTTTCCATTACTTTAAATATGTTTCAAAGAACTGTTCATTCCTATCTCTAACTTCTTTAGTTTTTCCGTCTTCTTTATAATATCTTTTATATTCTTTTCTTGCTGTTTCTATGTCACCTTCTAATACTGCTTTAGTAAATTTAGGAAAGCCTCCTAAACTACCTAAGTTAAATTTAAAATCTAACAACATCTCCCTACTTTTAGGATCAAGATCATATAAAGATTTGTTATGTTTACTTTTTAATTCTTTATCTAAATCATTACCATACTTTAGTAAATCTAATTTAAGTATTTCTTCTACGTCTTTTTCTGTTAAATTATTTAAATCGTATCCGTACACAGAGTTCATCTTTATTTCTTTATCAGTAAGTTTATGTCCAACACCTATTGTATCAAGACCTCCCTCTGGAGATGCGTATCTAAAAGGAGCTTTGTCTTTATCTGTCTTTAAACCCTCAACTCTTTTTAAATAACTAACAAACCTATCAGGAGATTCATCAGATTCTGCCCTACTTGTCATTACAACTTCTGTTTCAGGACTAACTATAACATTACCAAACGCATCATAGTTATTACTCATCATGTCCATGTTTTATTTCCTCGGTTGTTCAGGAGTTTTAAATCCTTCTGTTTCTTTTTCTAGGTTGTCCAAATAGGCATCAAGTTGTTCTTCAGTTGTTAGATCTTTAATCGCTTGATCTGCTAATGTTGCAGCAGGACTTGATAAGCTATCGTCTTTTACAAAAGATGGTATTACTACTACTTCTGAAACAACTGCACCAAACCGATCATAAGTAGGATCAACCAAATCACCTTTCTCATTAACGTCAAGTCTTGGATTACCTAACTCAAGACGTACCTCTTCAATACTTTTACCTTTTAAGTTTTCGTATTGATCTCCGTATGTAGGAGTTTTGACAGGAGGTGGCATACCTAACTGACCACCAAACATTGTTTGTCCTTCTAATAAACTACGAGGGTCAGGAATAACAGTTTCCATAGATGGAACAGAAGTTCTTGGTCTTTCTACCGAACCTCTTTGTGGATTAAATTCTTGTCTGGTTGGATCAGGAGGTTGTCTGGTCATAGATAACACATCACCAGTAAACAGTCCAGAATTGTCTATAGGACTTTCAAACGCTGATCTATAATCATCCATCACAGGAGGTTGTATATCTTGTAAGACTGACTCATAAGAAAGCGGCTCTCCTATAGTACCTGCTGTTCTTCTAGGAAGATCACTTGGCATTCTTTCTGGAGGTTCGTTACTAGGTCTGCTAGGAACACGAGGTGGTAAAGGAGGTGGTTCTTGTTCTACCTGTATGGGTTCTCCTCCTAACATACCAGATGTGAATCTAACAGTAGGTTGCTCATAACTATCAAAACTATATTTCTGTCTAGGAACAGGGTTTAGAGGTTTGTAAGAATTATAAATATCTCCAGAGTAATCTTGATACGAAGGACCAACAGGTTGCTGTGCAGCAGTTCCTCTTCCTATTCCAAATTCTCCAAGTCTTCCTACTAAATTATTTAACAAACTGTCTAATCGACTAGCCATTATTCTTCCTCTTGTGTAGATCTTTCAAACATTCCTAAGTAACTAGGTGTAGCTGATGGTAATACTTGTGCTGCTTGTTGCGCTCTTCTTGCTGTTCTACCTGCAAGTTGTGAGGTTTCTCCAACAAATCTAGGAGAAGCAAGAGCCAATGGAAGAAGAGAAGAAGGATTAAGTAAACCAGCACCCACGCCATAAGCTGCACCTCCTGTTGCTAATGCGCTTGTTACTCTTCCTTGAAGTCCTCTAGGAACAACAGAACTTAACTCTTGACCAGCTAACTGTGACATAAATTTCTTACCTCCTGTCACTCCTTCTAGTTCTTGTGCTAAGTTTAATCGTTGTCCGTAGTTAGTAGAAACACCGTCTCTCATTGAAGTTAATAGTTTTTTTAGTGCTACTTCTGCTGTTTTCGTGTTTCCAACACTTAATGCTTTTTCAATCTCTTGAATTATTTTTGAAGCATTCTCATAGCTCTTCATTACTTTACCGTAGTTAGGATCAACATCATCAATCGACTTTCTAACTAACTCAGCCATCTCGGAAAGAGCAGACCTAGCTTCTCCTGTGTAATTCATAGATTCAGAGTTTAGAGTTCTCTTTAACTCATCAAAGTCAGCCAGTGATTTGTAACCTTGTTTTTCAGCTCTTTGTAATATCTCTGCTGCTTTCCCAGCAGCCTCTATAGTAGAAGCGTTTGTTGTTCTTATGTTTTGAAGCTCAGCTAACTTAGATCGAACAGGTGATAAAGATAAGTTAATATCTTTTAGATTTGCTTTACCTTCTAAATAATTTTTTCTTCTTTGTTTATACAAAATATCTAAATTAAATCTAGCATTAGCTACCACTTCTGTAGGATCTGCCTTTCCAGTTAAGCTATCTCTAAATCTCTTGACAGCATCTCCTCCTTCTTTACCAGCTTTGTATGCTTGAGAAACAGCTTCTCTTCCAGTTCCAGAGGTAAAAGATAAAGTAGTTGCTACAGCAGGTGCTATAAGTTTTTTGTTTCCTACTTTAGCAATCTTACCTGCGACAAGAAGACCAGAAGTAATAGGATCTATCCTTGAAGCATTTTTTGCAAATTTTTCTAACGCAGCAGGAACTCCTACTAGTTTAGCTCCTCTACCTGCTTTAGCAGCAGTGGCTACTACTTTAGCTGCTATGGTTGCTCCTCCACTAAGTACACCAGCTAAGTCAGCCATAAACCCTGCTGAGTCTGTAGCTACAGTTCTTTTAATATTTTCTATACCACCGTATCTATCAGCAAAATACTCACCTACTGCAGAAGCTAATTGTTGACTCTCTTCATCTTCTCCAATAAGCTGAACAACTTCATCTGGTAAAGTGTTTTGTAAAATACCATAACCTAGTTGACCTACAGTTTTAGCTGTTTCAATAGGACTCGATACAGCGTCCCATATAGCCATAGCTTCTCTCTTAGCAGAAGCACCAAAACCTGAAACAGCTTCTTCAGCTACCTGTCCTAAACCTACATCGGTATAATCTTTTTTAGCAGGAGTAGGAGTAGGATCTGGGTCAGGAGTTGGTTGTCCTTTTGGTTTCTTACTAGATTTGTATTGCTCTTTTGCTGCTTTTATGATCTGTTCTTGCGTTGCTCCTTCAGGACCAGTAACAATTAACTCAGTACCGTCAGGTGCTGTAACTTCATAATCTACTAGAGTTGCCATCACTTATCCCTTTACATTACTATTGTGTTTTTTGGTTTAACTTTCCACTCACCCTCTTCACCATCTTCAATAGTGCTAGGAGGAGAAGTAGATATATCAGCACCTAGTGAGTCTAAGTATTTTTCAGAACTTCTTAAAGATGCTTCTAATCCTGAAGTGTTATATCCTGAGTCTTTGTAACCATTAATAAGTTTAATAAGTCCTAGTCTAGCCCACTTAGATTGATTTATAAGTTTTGCTTTTGCTATTTTTGGGGTATCAGTTTCACTAATCTTAATCTTTTCAAACTCTTTTGCTTCGTTATCTGTTAAGGTTGCTCCAAACAGCTCAGCTCTTATCTCACTGGTATATGTATCGTAATCCATCCACCAGTTAAAATATCTTCTATTTTCTGGAGTATTAAACTCATCTAACTTTTTCTTAGCATTTGCTAAAGATCTTGGTGTATCAAGACCAGAGAAAGTTTCTTCAAAAGTAGACGCTAACCTCATACCTGTTTCTACTCTGTTAACCATCTTTATAGTTTTTCCAATGGTTGCTTCTTTTAATGTTTCTCCTTGTCCTCCTAGTGCTTCTCTTTGAGCTTTCTGAACCTCAAACTGTAACTTCTGAGTTTCTAGGTCTTGCTTCTGTCCTTCTCTTTGAGAGGCTTGTGCAGTCGCTACTCTTGACTTAGCTTCTTCCATAAACTGCATGGCTTCCCTCGGATAACCCTTGTCACTTAACTCTTTAGCCATTTGAGCCATGACTTGAGGATTAGTCATATCCTGTTTACCAAACTTATTCATGACATCTTGCATGACATTTGCTCTTTCCATATCAGGAGAAGGAGCTTCACCAAACAGATTCATTGTTCTTAGATTCTCTCCTAGACGTACACCTTGCTGAGCAAGACCTCCATACATTCCTAGACCTTGACCAGCTCCTGCTAATCTGTCTCTGTAGTCTTGTCTAGAAAGTGCTTCTCGATCTTGTCTCTTTTTATATTCCAACTCCTCTGGAGTAGGTCCAAACAAAGGTAGTATTCCGTTAGCCATAATTATCCTTTAAAATCCGTATGCACTCATAGGTGAAGCAATGCTACTAAACAAGCCTCCTCCAAAACCTTGTGATGATCCACCAGCAAAAGGAGGAGTCATCATCGGAGAAGCATTAATTACTCTTTCTTCAATATCTGCCTGTGGAGGATTAAATATATTATCTATTCCTTTCATTAGATTCTCATTTCCAAACAAACCTTGCATCGCATCATTCTTCATTTGAGCAGCAGCTAGTTGTTGCTGAGCTGTTCCAACAGCACCTGAACTAGCCATATCAGCACCATACTGTTGTCCTGTCATAGCTGTAGCACCTAAGTTAGCTCCCATACTTAATGGCTGTTGTGCAAGCTCTTCTAGTCTTGCTTGATTGGCTAAGTAACTCTGATATGGTGCTAATGATCCCTGCATCACATCGTAACCAGTACCCATCAAAGCACCAGACTTAGCTACTTGTTGACCTCCAAAGTTAACA